TCTTTTAGGTGACGAAGAAAATCCGGTACCTGTTTGGCCTGAATATTGGAACCTAGAAGAATTAGAAAAAGTTAAAGCTTCAATCTCAATTAGAAATTGGTCTGCACAGTACATGCAAAATCCAACTTCAGAGGAAGGAGCAATATTAAAAAGAGAATGGTGGCAACCGTGGTCCGAGGATCTTCCTGCGTTAAAGCATGTTATACAATCTTATGATACTGCGTTCAGTAAAAAAGAGACTGCCGATTACTCAGCTATTACTACTTGGGGAATATTCACGCCTCACGATGGCTCCCCTGATGCTATTATGTTAATTGATGCTATTAAAGGTAAATGGGATTTTCCAGAATTAAAAATGGTAGCGTTAGATCAATATAAGTATTGGAGTCCAGAGACAATTATCATTGAAGCAAAAGCTAGTGGACAAAGTTTATTACAAGAACTTCGTAGAATGGGGATCCCTGTTATGGATTACACTCCAGGACGAGGGCAGGACAAACACTCTAGAGTTAATGCCTGTTCTCCTATATTCGAATCTAAGCAAGTTTGGTATCCAAGAGATGAACATTGGGCTCATGAAGTTATTGAGGAATGTGCAGCTTTTCCTCATGGAGAACATGACGATTATGTGGACAGCACCACCCAAGCTATGATAAGATACCGACAAGGTTCTTTCGTAACTACTTATTCTGACGAGGACGAGGTTGAAAGTTATAAAGAACGTAAATACGTATATTATTAACAAAGGAAAAAAATCATGGGACTAAGAAATAAATTAAAGAAAGCCGCTATGACTGGAGCTGCACTATTTGGTGCGTCTAAGTTAATGGGTGCTAAAAAGACAGCCGCAGCTAATGTTAACTCAGGAAGAGGCGGAACAAGTTCAAGCGCAAAAGCTAGAGATGCTAAAAATAAAAATGTAATATCTGACAGAGGAAGAGGATCTTCTAATGTGGGTGTTGCAAGTGTTAGAACAGCTACACCTAGAAAAAATCCAAAATCAATCTATGTAAACGATGATGGTTCAATTCAAAAAGGTGATAAAATTTACAAAGATAAAAAAGCTTATGTGAATAGAAATAAATCTACTACTACTACTACTGAAAAAAAGAAAACTAATATTTTTGGTGGACTGACTAAAGAACAAAGAGCAGAAAAAGCTGAAAAAAGAAAAGCTAGAATTAAAGCGTACCAAAAAGAAAAAGGAATAACAAAATCATCTAAAGGTTCAATGATGAAACTTTATTCAGGTGGTATGGCAGTTTCTGGTAAAGGCCAAGGAATTGTACTTGCAGGAAAGAATAAAAAGACTATTATCTGTTAATGGTATTTATTAATGGCTGAAATTGAAAAAGCAATTGAAGAAGAAGTAATCACTCCTGATGCCGAAGAAATAGACATCGAGATAGAAGGAGAAGAACCTTCTGTTAGTGAGGTCTTTGAAGCAGCAGAAGATTTTTTTAAAAATCTAGCTGAAGATCTATCGGATGATGTTCTTCAACGAATGTCTAATCAGCTATTAGATGATTATAAAAAGGATAGAGTCTCAAGAAAAGATTGGGAGACTAGTTATACTAGTAACCTAGATCTATTGGGTATCAAACACACAACGATGACTAGACCGTTCAAAGGTTCGGCATCCGTGACTCATCCACTTTTATCAGAAGCAGTAACTCAATTTCAAGCGCAAGCCTACAAAGAATTACTCCCGTCTCAAGGACCTGTAAGAACTAGAGTTCTTGGGACGGAAGATAATGAAAAAGTAAATCAAGCACAACGTGTGCAAGATTTTATGAATTACATGATCACTGAAGAGATGGAAGAGTACACTCCAGAATTTGATCAACTATTATTTTATTTAGCCCTAGCAGGATCTGCATTTAAAAAAGTTTATTATGATGAAGTGATGCAAAGAGCTGTATCTAAATTTATTCCTGCAGAAGATTTAGTGGTTCCATACTATGCAAGTGATCTAATGGAATGTGAAAGAATTACCCATGTTATTAAAATGGGAGAGAACGAAATTTTAAAGAAACAAGCCTCTGGCTTTTATAGAGAAGTAGAACTTAAACCTACTGCAGCAGGACCCACAGAGATTGAAAAAAAGTATCAAGAGCTAGAAGGGGTTACTCCTTCAACAGATAAACAATATTCATACTCGGTCCTTGAGATGCACATAGATCTAAACTTAGAAGAGTTTGAGAATACTGATTCAGAAAAAGAAGTTAAAGTTCCTTACATTGTAACTATTGATGAAGGCTCAGGAGAAGTTTTATCTATTTATAGAAACTATAAACCAGAGGATGATACCAAAAAAAGAAAAGAATATTTTGTACATTTTAAATTTTTACCAGGATTAGGGTTTTATGGTTTTGGTTTAACACACATGATTGGTGGATTAAGTAGAACTGCTACTCAAGCACTAAGACAATTGTTAGATGCAGGAACATTATCTAACTTACCTGCTGGATTTAAGTCTAGAGGTATAAGAATTAGAGATGATGACCAACCATTTCAACCTGGAGAGTTTAGAGATGTGGATGCACCAGGCGGAAATATCAAAGACCAGTTCCAAATTTTACCATTTAAAGAACCATCAGCTACATTATACCAATTGATGGGCTTTGTTGTACAAGCAGGACAGAAGTTTGCAGCGATTACTAACATGGATACGGGTAATGATACACAAAATAGAGCTGTTGGTACTACAGTTGCAATGCTGGAACGTGGTTCAAGGGTCATGACTGCTATTCATAAGAGATGTTACTACTCAATGCGTAGAGAATTTAGGTTATTATCAAAAGTATTCGGAACTTATCTACCTCCAATCTATCCTTATTCAGTATATGGTGCGGATCAAGCAGTAAAACAGACTGACTTTGATGATAGAGTAGATGTTATCCCAGTCGCCGACCCTAATATCATGAGTATGGCACAAAGAGTAACTCTTGCTAATGAAAATTTAAAGATTGCTATGTCAAATCCTATGATGCACAACCTGAGAGAGGCGTATCGTAGAGTATATGAAGCATTAGGGACCCAAGACATAGATCAACTACTTATTCCACAAGAAAAACCAATACCTAAAGATCCTGCAATAGAGAATATGGAAGTATTACAGCAGAAACCTTTAAGAGCATTCCCGGATCAGGATCATGATTCACATATCAACGCTCATAGATCGTTTATATCTACAAGAATGGTTCAAATTAATCCTCAAGTATATTCAGCTCTACAAGCACACATCTCGGAACACGTTTCAATGAAAGCTCAAGGAGAAGTGGGTGCAATGATTGCTAATGATCCTATGATGCAATCACAATTTCAAAATGATCCTCAAGGTGCACAAATACAAATTGCATCTATGGTTGCAAGAAGAATTTCAGAACTTACTATGGAACTAGCACAAGCAGAATCTATGGGTCAACAAAAAGATCCACTAGTTGCATTGAAAGAAAGAGAACTAGATCTTAAAGCTATGGACTTACAGAGAAAAACTGAACAAGATATGATGGGTAATGAGATTAGAGAAAATGAAATTGATGAAAAACTAGATATTGAAAAGATGAAACTAGAAAACAATGAAGATCAAGCAGCAGAAAGAATTAGAATTGCTGAAGAGAAACTTGAAATAGCCAGAATGAGGAAACAAAAATAATGAAAAGAAAGATTAGAAAATATAAAGGTGGTGGTATGGATGCCGGTGGATCAAAATCTCCAGGCAAAGGAACTTTTAAATCACCTACTGGAGCATATGAGCCGCCTCCAGGTGAAAAAGGCGGACCTGGATATGTTGGTCCTTCAAGTACAGGAAGTAACATAAAAAATAAAGTTGTGGCAGCAGGAAACACTACAAAAAGAATTTCACTTGGAGCTATACCGTTTACTCCAGCAGGATTTTTAATAAAAGGCCTGACAGCAGTTGAAAATCAAAGAAGAGCTAAGAGAGCCAAAGGAGAATTTTTTCTAAGTAAGAAAAAAGAATTACCAATCAATAGAGATTTTTACAAAATAGAAGGAAGACCGCTTGATACTAAAATTGGTAGTAAAGATACACAGTACATGAAAGATGCAGGTATTATTGGATTTAAAAAACCTATTATGGGAGATAATGCAGGACCCAAGTATTGTCCTGATGGAACTTTACCTCCGTGTGTATCAAAACCTATAGCACTACCAAAAAATAAATTTGATCCAAAAAGTTTTTTTGATTTTAAAGCTTACAATAGGGGTGGAGGGGTACCTTATGGTCCACCACCAAAGAAGGGACCTAACTCTCAAGTACCTCCAGTAAAAATGAAAAAAGGAAAAATGAATAAAATGTCTTGCCCACACAGACCAGATGGAATTAGAGGTATGGGTGCAGCAATTAAAGGACACAAATTTATAGGAGTTAAATAATGTGGTTTTCAGCAATTAAATTAGCTGTTCAAGCGGGTAGTCATATCTACAAAAATAAACAAAAAACTAAAATGCTTATGGCAGATGCACAGATGCATCATGCAGAAAAGATGGCTCGAGGTGAGGAAGCTTACCAAGGTAAATTATTAGAATCAAGAAATTCAGACTGGAAAGATGAGTTCATTTTATTATTATTAAGTTTGCCAATTTTAATGTTAGGATTTTCTGTATGGTCAGATGATCCAACTCATATGGAAAAAATGAAATTGTTCTTTGAATATTTTTCTGATCTTCCTTTTTGGTATCAGACAATTTTTGTAGGTGTCATAGCGAGTGTTTATGGACTTAAAGCAACAGATTTAATTAAGAGGAAATAATGATTAAAAATTTTAAAGATATTGTAATATTATTAATCACAGCAGGTGTTTTAATTTTATTAGGAGTTATTATTATTGGAGACTATTGGGTAGCTGTTGAAGAAAATAGACCGGTAGATGATAGTATAATAGTTCTTATGAAAATGTCAGTTACCGGATTGATTGGTGTTATTGGTGGATATATTGGAGGAAGTAAAAGCTAATGTGGAATTGGATTAAAAAAATTATCAACAAAAAAATTAATGATAATGAAAGAAAAGAATTAAATAAAAAAATTGAACAAAAATATTCAAAATTATCTAAAGGTGACCTTAAAAAATTACAGACACAAGGGATAATTAAATCTATTTACAAACCTTATAATTAATATATAAAAACCCCATGATTAAAGGGGACAGCACAGAATACGAAATCCTAAAAGAAGCGTGTGAATCTTTAGAGGATAATAATTTATTTACAATTGAAATAGGCGTGAGACAAGGGGCGGGAACCAAGATTATTTTAGATACACTAAAAGATAAAAATCATTGGCACCTTGGAGTTGATCCATACGGTAATTTAAACTATGAACACTACGATGATTCGGGTGCTTATACTTGTGATTATACAAACAGTATGAAGCTACAATTAATTAAAGATATTGATTATGAAAACTTTACTTTATTTCCTATGGGAGATGATGAGTTTATGAAACGTTTTCATGATGGTGTTCCAATTTATAGAAATGAAAAAGAAGTTATAAACAAATATGATTTAGTTCATTTTGATGGACCTCATAAAACAATAGATGTTTTAAAAGAAGTATTATTTTTTGCTGAAAGATCTAAACCTGGAACTGTATTTATATTTGATGATTATCCAAAATATAATATGGACTTAATTCTTAAAGTTATAGTTAATGATTATGGTTTTATGCTACTTAAACAAGGTAAGAATAAAATAGCTCTTAAAAGAAATTAATGCTTGATTATCATACTAAAGAACAGATAGTAAATGTTATAAATAGACAAATCAAAGATATCAAAGATCATTTGTGCTATGGGGTTGATTCAGTAGATAAATTAATGTATGGTCGGGGCAGACTCAGCGCTTTAGAAACGCTGCTTCAGGATATTAAAAACCTGCAAAAGGAGGATAACGATGGTACAATTGATAAAACCTAAACTTACTGATTTCGGAAACGAAAAAAATAAAGATGAGGTCAAATCACAAATTCCAACAGATCCCAAAGGCATTAAAGAGTATCTTGAAATCATACCTAACCCAGTCGGATACCGTATGCTAGTTAGACCATGGTCTGGCCAAGCAAAAACAAAAGGCGGTGTTATCTTAGCAGACGAAACCCAAGACAAAATTCAAATGACAACTGTTGTTGGATTAGTTGTTAAACAGGGTGATCTTTGCTATCAGGATAAAGAAAAATTTCCTAAGGGTCCTTGGTGTAAAGAAGGAGAATTTGTTATTTATGGCAGATACTCTGGAAGTAGATTTCAAACTAAATTCGGTGAACACCGAATACTCAACGATGACGAGATCATAGGAACGATAAGTAAGCCAGAAGATATTCTCCATTTATTTTAATAAAGGAGGATAAAATGGCAGAAGTAAAAGACTATAGTGCAGAAGCACTTATGGCGAAAGAACATGAGGTAGAATTAGATACCGATAATGTTAAAGAAGAAAATGTATCTGT